GTTTGCATTGCCCGTGCGCGTTCCAGATATTGAAACGCAAATGTCGGCAAGAGCCAATAGACTTAAAATGCCCGCAGTCAAAATTGCCGCCAACAGGAGCAGAATTAGGATAAGCACCACAAGAAATACACGGTAAATGAAAATCACGGGCGCGAATATAAGCGTTGAAAGCAGTCTGAGCAATTTTTTCATAATCCCTCCGAGTGAGTTGTTGTTTTTTGATTTCACGAGTTTGTCTCTTTTTACTTTTCTTTGCAAAATCCTGAGCCTTTTCAGACTTGGCATATTCGACCAGATGCTCCATGCAGCAGAACGCTTTGAGCGATCCAATTACAGCAGACTCTGCTGGCACTTTCTTTTTGCATAAACTACAGCGTCGAGTTTTCATCTTTGACAGAAAGGTAAGTCAAAAGCGACTCCATTGGAGCCAGATAGCAAACTTTCAGAGATGTGCAATCAGCTTTGACAATAGATTGTGATCGCTTGTCACCAGCTTTCCATTTGACAGCATGTTCGTGATTCCAGAACCTGTCTTTGTGTTCCCATCCAAGCAGATAAATTTCTTTTTCGCAAACAGCTGTGAAAACGTAAATATCTGTCCTCTGGAATTCGAGATAGTCTGTTATTGCAAAATCAGTAGCGTAAGGAACCGGAATAAAATTGCTGCTTCGACTTTTCACATCAATAAAAGTGTCACCGCAAGCAAAATCAAAATCATAAGACTTGTCACCGCAATAGTCGAAATCAATACCATTGTCATCAAGAAATCTTGCAAAGCACAATTCTCCAGCAAGTCCGACGTACTGTGATTTTTTCCAGTCTGCGATTGTTCGTTCGTTGAGTTTTTCATTTTTCAAGTTGCGCTCAATGTGGTCTCGCCAGTTCTGGCGAATAGTGTATTTAATCATTTTTCGGCCACTCCGGTAGAGTGATGCCGAACTTCTGGCTGAAGTGCCGCGACAGAATCTCATAGACTTTGTTGTAGTCAGTGGTTTCGCAGTCTGCTGTTGATTCCTTATCGACAAGAGTTTTCTGGATCGGTCGCCACAAGTGATCTTTTGCGCTTTGCATTGTCCACGGAATATCTGTTTCCGCTTTCAATGTTTTTTTCATGTCCATTCCAGATTCGTTTAAGAGGTTAGCGACCTGACCAAGCCAAACGTGCAGCGCGTTGTTTTGTCGTTTGGTTCTTTGCTTTGCAACGTCCCAAGTAAAAGTGACGTAGTGATGTTTGTTGAACAATTCCGTGACGTGGTTTATGAAATCATCGCGAGTTGTAGTGCTATTTACTACCCAATGCTGTCCAGTCATTGTTAGCCCTCCAGAAATTCTTGCAAAGTCATACCGTAAGCTGCTGCGATTCTGTGAGCGGTTGAAAGTTTTACGTCATTCGCTTTCAGCCATTTTCCTGTTAATTGCGGGCTGGCATTCAATCGTCTGGCAATTTCTGCTTTTTTATATATGCCAGTTTTCCTAACAGCTTTCTCAACGAAAACGTGGAAAGGTGTTATACTTGTATCCGAGATCATTGTGATTTCTCCATGAGATGTTGTTTTGATTTGCCCAGGCTTTCGCCTGGGCTTTTTTTAGCTAGAATGGAACGTCCGAGTCATCATCTTCCGCTGGCTTCTGTTGAGCTTTCGGCTGCTCAACAACCTTGCCAAGAGAAAGTGAGAAATAATCTTCTCCTCTTTGCGATTTGTTCATCCATGCAGAAATATATCTTTCCACTCCGTCAACATTGATTTTGCCATTGAAGTCAGGATGATTGTCCGACTTCTTATTCCGCTCAACAAACAGAACGCCGCGATTTGTGTTATCAAATTTATTCATCAGTTATTTCTCCCGAGTTTGTTTACATTTTCGTTTATCACATCAATCGCTTCACAGACTATTGAAGCCAGTTCAGCAATATACTTTTCATCTCGCTCAACTCTTACAAGCAGAGCTTGAGTGTTCGGATGCCATGCAAGAAAGTCGCACCAGTCTCTACCAGTGATCCAAAGCTGTCCTTGAACTTGCTGAACGTATTGGGTCGGCAGTTTGTTGTCTCGAAGGTACCCAATCATCGTGCTGGCAAGTGGACATTTGATTTCCAGCAAACCATCATCGCCGACCAAGCCATCAGGCGAAGCTCCAGCATCGACGTCATCGTGGAGGCAAAGCCCAACCTCAAACACTTTCAGGTCATAAACCATTTCGTAGAAAGCTCTGGCGAGTGGTTCGAGATCAGTTCCGCGTTGCATTGCGTCAGTAGTCGGAACGTAAGTGGTTTGGCCTGTCAGCCTTTCCGCGATTAGCTCGTTGACATACCTGTCAAATGACGCAGCCTTTTTTCCGGTTGAGGTAATCAGCTTGCTGAAGCCGCTGGCAGTTGGGACGCCAAGACGAGCAGCGAGCCACCCGTCCGACCTTTGTTCGTGTTCAGTTACTCTCATTCTGCGCCTCCAGCTTTGCATTCAGCTTCTTCAGCTTGAGTTCAAGAGCAGTCTTTGCATTCTCATAGTTTTCTTGTTTAAGATCGAATGCAGCCGGAATCTTGTATACTTCACAAAACTTCGTGTGGTCAGTGTCCGTAGCTTCAAGCAAATCGCTAATGACTTCCCACTGCTCATCAGTCAAAGGTGAGTCGCGCCTTTCCTGTTCTGCTTGAGGTAAATCCTCTCCCGCATATATGTAAGCGCCCAACCCAAGCATTGATATACATTTGGTCAGGCAGCGCATCATTGCAGTGTTGACTTGAAAGGAACTTGGATTGGCAATTGCTTTGTTCTTGTGATCCATAACTGGAAGCCACATTGTCCGAGTCACTTCGTCAATCGTGATCTGGCAATGAACCATCACTGTTTGGTCTGGCATGATTTCGTGCGGTGCAAAGCTGTATTGCGAGTCAGGATAGTTTTCCATCAGGATTTGCCATGCCCACGACCAAGAAAGATAAGTCAAGTTGCCTTTCTTTTCGACATGGTCAGAGCAGTCGATTGCGGATAGCGTTTGCCAGATTTCTCCGGCGGTTGTTTTCTTTTTAGCTGTCATCTTTCTTTCTCCTAGTATTGGTCGGGCGAATCCCGACCATAAGGAGAATAATAATTTATTCGGTTTACTTTGTAAATCTTAGTATGACCAAATATACGGTCGCGGCGCGCTGAATTCGTAGCTTGTAGCGATGTCCAGATGGATAAAACGTCCGCTACCGCGCTGGTGAACCCCAAAGCCAGTAAAAATATTGGCGTTTAGAGCGATTCTGAGAAGCTCTACGGCATTTTCTCCCCTTACCATAATATCTACAGCGACACCTTTAGAATGCGCCCCTAGCGCGCTCTTAATTCGCTCATCTGGATGGTTTGGGCAGCGGTAGCCGCTGGAAATTACGAAAGGAAAGTTGCACAGAGTGCGGATAGCATCCAGGGCTTCCAGCAGCGTTTCATTCATCTCGCTGCCGTCTGAGTCACATCCGCACTTGCAAGCAAACTCACTTAGTTTGAAGTGCCGGAGTTTATCCATTTTGCAACTGTGGAATTTATTTGTTCTTCAAGAAATGCGTCCAGAGCTTCAATGGCTTCTGAGGCTATGTCTGCATAACCAGCAGCCATAATTACTGCCTGTTTTACAGCTGCAAATTTTTCTGCTCCGTGACCAGATTCTGGCAGTTGTTCTTCAGCGTTCAGCACCAGAGTTTTCAGGCTGGTGACAATAAAAAGAACGAACCGCGCAATGTCGAATGCTATCTTGAGTTTGTTCATTGTTTCTTTCTCCGTTTTGATTTTCGAGCAGATGACAACGCAATTGCGACTGCTTGCTTTTGAGGTTTGCCAGCAGCCATCTCGCGTTTAATGTTTTTTGATATTGTTTTTTTACCGTAGCCTTTTTTGAGCGGCATTATTCACGTCCCCACGGATTCTTGAGCAAAACAGCTTCGACAAAGATTGCTACTTCGTTTGTGCTGTTACTTGATTTGCAATCAAACTCAAAGTCAGTTTTTTCATTGATGCGAAATGGGACTTGCCTGTCATAGCTTGATTGAGTTGTTGCGGATGTTGCTCTTGCAGTGTTTACAACCAGTCCAGTGCTGCTGACAGTTTTATTTCTTAAGGTCAGGTACTGGTTTGAGTTTGCAGTCGCAGAATTCAAGTCAATTCGGAATAGATATATTGAATGCTCTGCCGGAACAGTATAGACGCAAGCCTGCGATATGCCTTCACCAGCAGCAATATAGCCATAGGTTGTTCCGCCATTTGTGATAGATATGTTGCCAGCATGAGTTCCTGTCAGATTCAAAACCTGATTGATCCGATAGAAAGATAAAGTGCCAGCAACAGGAGTGGTTCCATCCACCGCGTTGGTTGTAATGATCTCGCTAATTACTTCACACTTGTCATTGAGTCCAGTGACCTTGATTGGCTTTGACGTATCTGCCGCGCTTGAACTTGCAACGGACATGACAACAGCAGAAACTGGAAAAGTATATGCGCCGCCGAAATTCCAGATTGTCTCATAAGTTGTGCCGACAGATTCGTTGTAACCAAAGAGGTTCAGCGGTGTAGCTTCTTCGATGTTCAGCCTTGCAATATCAAAAAGCAGATGTCCTGAAGGATTGAGATTCGTGTATTCGCTCATGTATCAATGCTCAGTCTGTTCATCGTTGACAAAGAGTTGAAAGACTTTGCGCTTGTCGCTCTCGCCTTCTTCTTCTTCGTATAGTTTGATCATTTCAATTATTTCTGAAATTTCCTCAGCGTTATACGCGCCGCCGCTTAACTGAATAATCGTCAAGACCAAACTGCACGCATCGTAATCTTTTACCATTTCACTTTGTCCGCCCAATAAGCCGCAGACATTTTGCCTTTGGCAATATTCTTTGCGTGGCGAGCTTTGAAAGATGCGCGGCGAGCTTTGTCTGATTTGCTTTCGCCTTTTCTGGCTGGCGAACCTTTTA